AATAACAATTAAAAGATAAGAGCAATGAAACGATTTGAAGATTACGAAAAAGCTTATAATAAATGCTATGAACTTTTGCAAAAACTCACAGCATTGATAAAAGAGACAGATGGCAACCTCACTATCGAGATAAGATTTACTTATATTGACAAATATCCAATGCTTTCTGTTAAATACTATTGTAATTACCTATACTCATTTCTTCCACAAGAAGATGGTACATTTATTATTTCTACAGACAATAAAATCTATACAATGGATGAAATTGAGGCGAAGATAAGAAAGAATTGTTATTTAGACTAAAATATAAGAGCAATGAAACTGATTACGAAAGAAATTAAGAAGAGACTGGAAAAATATCCTCTCTACTCGCAGGATGGTAAAAAGGAAGAAGCCATCTGTCAAGCAAAGTTCTTCCTTTGTGTTGGTGCATGGTCTTGGTTCATATTGGAAGCAGACCTAGAGAATAATATCGCCTACGGAATCACTATCAATGGAAGTGGTGAAGGCGAGTACGGCTACACAAGCTTAACCGAGTTGCAGGGGCTAACAACTAAGTTAGGCTTAACCGTAGAGCGAGATACCTCATTCTCCCCTACTCCACTAAAGGATATTAATAACGAATATCTAAAGAAGTTTCTTAAGAAAATGTACGCTTGAAAATAATTTCTCACTTTTTTCAAGAAACTATTTGTTGATTAAATAATTTTATCTATCTTTGCAAAAAGTTACAAAAGAAATGAAGATTTATACATCATACTTCTCAAACGGAGCTAAGTTAGCAAAAGCTGGTATCATGATGATCGGCATTGCCCTCTACCCTCCGAAATGGTTTACAGGATTATCAAACAAGTACGTGTCACCATCATGGGACATTCTTCACAACTCCAAATCGGAAGAAGATTACGTACAACGTTTCAATTCTGAGATATTGGCTCATCGGGACCCAAAAGCATTTCTCTCAGCAATAGAGAAAATGGCAAATGGAAAAGATGTAGCTCTATGTTGCTTCGAAAAGCCAGATGATTTTTGCCATCGCCACCTAGTGGCAAAATGGCTGAATGAAAAGTTGGGAATACAGGTCGAGGAATTTGGAATTTCCAAGAATCCTGTTTACTCGGAGCAAAGCTTGTTTTAGGAATTTCTCCTTTCAAAATACCCACAAGGGTTGACGGCTCGGAAAGACGAGCATTTTTGCGTGTATAGAATATTGTTATTATAAGCGGAGATAGCTCAGTTAGCAGAGCGCAGTGATACCATCACTGAGGTCGTTGGTGCGGCTCCAACTCTCCGCTCTTTTGCGGGTATAGCTCAGTCGGTCAGAGCGTCACATTCCCAATGTGAAGGTCGAAGGTTCGAGTCCCTCTAGCCGCTCTATTTTTGTAGAATTAAAATAAAAGAGCATGAAAATAGCAGTTATAGGAACGGGCAACGTGGGAGTAGCTTTTGCCGCAGACCTCTCTATTAAAGGTCATGAAGTTACACTCCTAAAGACATCTTCATACAAATCAGATGCCTTTGATAGACTTATCAAGAACGGCAAAAGGGTTTTTCTTAAAGAGAAATCAACTTATATAGAAACTGCAATCAAAGAGGTTTCTAAAGACCTCAGTAAGGTTGCAGAAGCAGAAGTTATATTTTGTACTATTCAGAGTAACTTCTATGAGGGTCTAGTAGAACGTATACATCAATACCTTCACAATGATCAGATTGTTGTCTGTATCTCTAGTTACGCATCCTCTTTCTATTTTGAGAAACATTGCAGAAAACTACCAATGTTAGTTGAAACAACAGGTCCATATTTGGAAGGACGAGTAGAGTTGGATGATAAACCAAACGAAGTTGTTTTTCGTGTTGGTTATAGGCATGAAGTTATTCCTGTAGCATGCTTTTCTAATCATGATACCTGCATGGAGAAACTGCATAAAATTAGCAAAGGTTTTATAGCAAAATATTGCGTGCTTGAATCTGCATTACTCAATCCAAATATGGTGTTGCATACGGTAGGTTCAATTATGAGTATTCCGAGAATAGAATATTCAAAGGGAAATTTCTGTATGTATCGTGAAGCATACGCAAGAGGAAATGACTCCACCATCAATCTATTGATGAGACTTGACGAAGAAAAGATGAAAGTCTTAAAAAGCTTGGGCTTTTTCAAAACAAGCGTATTTGAAGCAGGAGGTTTTAATATGTCAGACCCAATAGAGAGTTTGCATCGTTACTCAGAATCTAGTGATAGAGCCATCAGCCCAACATCTGTTCACTCACGTTACATCACAGAAGACGTTTCAGAGGGATTGGTACTGATGGAGAGTATTGCACTTCATATAGGCTTAGAGTTACCAGTTACATCATCCCTCATTACGCTTGCAAGTGTAGCTTTAGGAATAGACTTCCGTAAGACAGGAAGAACTATTCAGAGATTAGGTATTATTAACGAAATAGATATGCTTCATGAATGTAGATAGCGATATAAAAAACAGAACATTTGGTATTGAAATCGAAATGTGCAATCTTGAAAGGGCGAAGGTAACTTTGCCCGAAGGTTACTCCTGGAGCAAGGAAGAGAGCATTGATAATACCGATTGTTCAAGCAATAAGCAGTTTGGTGGAGAGGTAAATACCCCTCCACTACATCTTTGCTGCCTAAAGGAATTGCACGACCTCCGCTCTGTATATGAATCAATGGTTGCTGCAGGTGGCAGGCTAAAATGGAGCATCTACACCCATGTGCACATTTATGTCGGTGATTTACCTGTTGATCGGATAAAGAAAGTATTCCTATTCTTCTATCTGTGTTACCCTTATTTTAAGCAGTATGCTAAAATATCAGAATGCGATGAGCTTATATCCATAGCGATGCCAACTCCAACGGAAAAGTATTATGAAGGAGTCCTGCAGGCTCAGACTTTCGAGGATATTCAGAAGTTATTCACTAACAACTCAAACAAAGGTTTCATACGTCATGCAGTGAATATTTCTGCATATTTTAAGACAAAGACGATAGAGTTTAGACTTTATCATGCTACTGATGATTTCTATCAAGCTATGGCTTGTGTTCTTTCCACATACAGGCTATTTTATTACGCTATAAGCCACGAATTGGAGGATTTCAAATCAATTACATCATACCAGCAGTTCTGTGAGGTTACTGGGCTTAAATATGATGTTCCAGACGAATTATGTCCGCTAATCTACCAAGGAAATCCATACGACAAGGTAGAGTCGTATATGACAAAGCCTTTACCATACAATTCTGAAATGGTTTCAGCTCTGTATGATGCTGTAAAAGCTAACGGACACAAGGAAATCTGCATAGTAAATGGCTTCATGTATTACTATGAGTTATTCTTCCTTGATAAGATGGAAGTATCTATATACTGCCAAGATGCCTACTGTTATCTGCTCTATATGTTGGCAAATGGTAAAACATCACTAACATATAAGGATAAGCTTGCATGGTTGGAGGACTATAACAATTCTACACCATCAAGACAGCTTGCTTTGGCTCTTTATGCGGTGAAACTGCAAAAGTATTTCATGAGTGAATCGGCAAGAAATAGTGCCATCTTCGAAGCGTTGAAAATTAAGGCAAGGGAATCTATCGAGAAAACCGAGGAGGCAAATGAGCGATTGATGAGATTACTCACTACATGTGATTTCCATGTCGGAACACTAGAAGAAGCCATCAAGAATAAGAAGGTAATCTTCTTTAATTACGGAAGAATAGAGAAAAAGCAGAAGAGAGCATTCAAACTCATTTCTGAGAATAGTGACTTGAAATCAGACTTTTCTGTTGCAAGGAACGACTACTATAATCTTGTGGAAAGTATTCCGAGTGATAGTTATTTCTATTATTTCAGCAACAGCCCTTATCTGAGAAACCTGCATAAGATAGCTATGTGGAATAATTCAAGTGGGGAAAGACGGTCTGCAGGAAGGTTCCTATATTGCAATAAGCCAACTGCACAAAACAATGCAAGCACCTCGTATTCTTCATACAGAATCGAATGCAATGAGATAGTTCCTCCAGATGATTTGGAGATTACAGACGCAAATAAGCTAAAGATTGAACGAGTAACCCCTCCTTTACTTCATTGCTTGCAAAGGAAGTATATCAAGAAGGTGGACCAATGTAGTGTCTGTCAATTTGCTTTTGTGGTGAAATACGACAAATATACCCTAGGTGGATTTGGTTTTACGCTACCTCAACACAAGGGGTATGATTTGTTTCAGTTAACGGACTTCTGCACGAATAACGCAATCCCTCGATTGAGTAAACTCATATTGTATTGCATTCAGTCTGTAGGCGTTCAAAGATATTTGAGCAGAAGAATGCGCAAGCTTTGCGAGAAGGTTATATCCTGCGCTTATACTCATAAGCCAGTGAGCATGAAATATCGTGGTGTGTACAAGAAAGTGAAGGAACACTGCACATCATCTTATCTTGCTTACGAAGGAATACTTGGCATATACCCTACGAATAAGGAAATCATAGAGAAATATCAAAAATCGTTGAAGAATGGAAAATGAAGATAGATGGAAATACGCAAAAGTTGATATAAACCTCATAGATGAGGTAGAAATCAATGCAAATGAAATGTCGGGTGAAGACTTCGCCCAACTAACAGACAACATTGCTAAGTCTGGATTGAGTAGTGTGCCTACCTGTATCAAGAAGGATAATGGTAGATACATCATGATCAGCGGTAATCATCGTTTGAGAGCTTGCAATAAACTGCACTACAAAAGGCTAGGCATCTTGTATGTAGAAGAGAGCGAGATTACAAATGATGAAGCTATTGCTATTGAATTATCTCACAACTCCATTCATGGTGAAGCTAATGTTAGCATCTTAAAGAAGCTGTTTGCATCAATTAAATCTATCGACTTTAAGAAGTTTGCCCATGTGAACATTGACGAGATTAAGCCCATAAGCACAGAGGGTATAAATGTATATGCCATGCAGGAGAATTTCGTATTCACAATCATCCTCTACCCTAGCTCATTTGCAAGTCTGGACACATTGTATGGGGATATTCGTGAACAAGCTCGCAAAAGTGATGCTCTCGTTCTAGCTTCCGAAGAAGATAACGAGAAAACCCTGCTTAAAATCCAACAAGAGATAGGTAAGGAGTTTGGCATAAAATCCCCAAGCATCACATTTGCAAAGTTGCTAGAGTTAGCAAGTGAACGTTTAACCGAAATAAAGGAAGGAGAAAAAGAAAATGATTTGGAGCATAACAAGTAAGAAGGAAATGGAAGAACTGAATACACCTTCAGTTTTCAGATATTACCAAGAAGCACTTGGTAGAGAAAATATCCAATTAGCAGTTGTTGACGAGACAGACAACCTCGACTTCATTGACAAAGAGGATGTCGTATTGCTAAGAACTGCAAGTGAGTTACTCATCAATACAATCCGAAAAAAAGGTGTAAGGACCACGGCAGAAGATTTTAGCAAGTACGAACTTGTAAGGGATAAAGATAAACTTGCAAGATGGCTTACAATGAATGGTATTAGAGTACCACATCAGTATCATCAGGTGTTTGACTTGCACGGAAAAACTTATTTCGTAAAGCCTAGATATGGAAGTGATAGTGTTGGTATCTCTGAACTAAACATCTGTCACACCGCGGATGAAATCAGAGTTCAAACAAAAAAGCTTGATCCGAAAGGTAAAGGAGACGTTGTTATAGAAGACTTTATAAATGGAAGAGAATTTACGGTTGTCTGCATAAAAGGCTTTCCCCTCAGAACATTTGTAATGGAGGTAATCTGTACAACAAATGGCGGCATCCAAACATACGAAAGCAAGAAAAACTATATGGAGGTCGGCTGCAAGGTCTATGGAGATTTAGATGATAGGGCTAAGAGGATAGCTTCCGATGTTTTCTCCAGTCTTGGGTTACAACATCATGCACGTATTGATATGCGCTGCGATAATGAAGGTAACCTTTACGTGATAGACGTCAATCTCCTTCCTGGTCTCGGACCTATTGGAGATTTAGCACGTTGCTTGTTGCTAACAGAAAATATGTCTTACATAGATGCTTTGAAAGCAGTCATAGCATCTGCAAGTTAGAAAGGTTGATTATGACAAAGGTAAGAAGAACAGAATTAAAAAAAATTGCCGATGCTTATGAAAAGAAAGGCGGCAATATGGCTGCTACGGCAGTAGCTTTGGGCATTACACGACAAGCCTTATATAACTGGCGAAAAGAGGATGAGAAGTTAGCCAAGATGTTGGATGATATAGATGAAGGCATTCTTGACTTTACTGAAAGCAAGCTGGTCGAAAAGGTGAACGAAGGTAATCTAACTGCAATAATCTTCCTTCTGAAAACTAAGGGCAAGAAGCGTGGCTATGTCGAGCAAGTAGATAACAGATTAGTAGAAAACCCATTCGAGAAGTTAATGAAGGAGCTTCCCGATGATGAAGAAGGATAATTATGTATAACGGAGAATTGTATATACCAGACTGTTTGTTTCCTACGGACAATCCGTTGGAGATACCATGTTTGTTGTCTGATGTGCAACCTCAGTACATAGAAATCCCATTCTATTGCTTTGGTGAGCAGGCAAGAACAACGAATATGAATGGCAGGGGAACACTCCACTTCTATACTGACGATTATAGATTCCGGTCAATCTATGAGAAGCCAGAGAAGATTTTGAAGTACAACCCTGGCAGTATTATTGAGCCAAACTTCAGCTTATCAAATGATACTCCAATAGCTTTTGGTATGCAGGCTATCTACAAGAAACGCTTTCTTGCGAGAGCTATGCAGGAAAAAGGGATAGGTGTATTCGTTGACTTAAATGTGGCTCCTAAGTTCTATAAGCTGAATTTGATGGGCATTCCTAAAGGTTACTCATCATTCGCCACAAGGGGGTGCACAGACCGATTAAATGAACTGCAATTTGAATACGAGATTGCCAAGTTCGTAGCAAATGGCAACAGATTCAGATTCATCGTTTATGGAGGTGGTAACGTGATTGAGCAGTGGTGTAAGGAAAATAATGCCGTCTATGTAACACCAATCATCATCATCAAGAATAAGTTGAAAGCTTTTGAAAAGATGAAAGATACTATTGGTATGCTTGATGTTGATGCAAAAGCAAAATACCAAGAGCTGAAAAAGACCTTGTATGATACTCAAGTAAAAAACTTCTCTGTAGAAGATATGCTTGATAACATGCAGGATTTTCCGAATCTCTTAAAATAGATTATTATAGTTTATCATTAAATGTTTGATTATGGGAAAAAGAAGTAGTGGAACTAGAAGTCAGTCGCCAGCAAATTTGGCGCAGTCGAGAACCATGAGCATGAGTTCTATAGGGGGTAATAAGCAAGAAAGCTTCAGTGGCACCAAATCTTATGGCTTCAAACTCGGTGGAAGAGATGTTGAAGCAAACTTTAAAAACGGAGCTATTGAAAAAATAGATCAGTACTTTAATCTCTCAACAAAGGATAGGTCTAGATTGCATAACGCTGTGTCACACGTTCTTGGGAATACTTTGAATAAAACCAAGGGAAATGAGGTTGATGAGTATGGGATTGGCAGTTTCGATGGAACAGGACTTCGTATAATATCATATAAAAATAATTTTACAAAAAATATGATGATGGTAGATAAGTATGGAGTCGTCGAATATGGCAAGGGAACAGTCGACCCGTATTTGTTTAGAGGCGAAGACATCAACCCTAAAGTGTTTAGTAAAGTATTAGACAGGGCGTTAAGAGCGCTTAAAAATCCATATAATGGAGATATAAAGCATAGAGATAAATGGAATATATAAAATAATTGTTTATGGGTAAACGTAGTAATGGAACAAGAGGAATGAATAGTTTCTTATGCAAGACGTATTATAAATAAAAGATAGGAATATTTCACAATAAATAGGAATGAAGAAAAAAGGATATTACGAATACGACCCTGTTATCTATCCGAGATTGTTATGTGTCGCTATTGGCATGAGCCAAGAAGACGCTAATAAGTGTTTTGAAGGTAGAAAAGGTGAGGTTTTGAAGGTTGATTTCTCTAATTATGAAGCAATAACCTACGATATAGTTAGAGAAAAGGCGAATAAGAGGCTTTGTGCATTTATTAATTTTGCAAGCAAGGATTCTATGAAGATGAGGTGTTGTTGCCATGAAGCTTCTCATGCTTGCGATAACATAGAGAATGATATTGGTATGGAACACGGCGGCGAACCTTCTGCCTATCTGATAGGTTGGATTGCGTCTTGCATCAACAAGGCTCGTTTGGGTAATGGTGATTTTGTAGAGATTAAGGATAGAGAAAAATAATATTATAAAGAATATGTCAGAACAGAAAGCAATAAAAAAAATGATTGCATGGCGCAATGATTGGTGTCTCTTCGCTAAGGAAGTCTTGAAGGCTCGCCTTGACGAAGAGCAAAAGGCTATATTGCGTTCTGTTCAAAAGAACAAAATGACAACGGTAGCCAGTGGAACTGCAAGGGGTAAGGACTTCATCGCTGCCGTAGCCGCTTTATGTTTTCTATACCTCACTCCTCGCTTCGGCAAGGATGGTAGTTTAGAAAAGAACACCAAGATTGCCCTTACAGCACCAACAGGAAGACAGGTAACAAACATCATGATACCAGAAGTGGCACGTCTTTACAAAAAGGCAGGCTTCCTGCCTGGTCGTTTGCTGTCGGATGGCATCAGAACTGATTATGAGGAATGGTATCTGACAGGTTTCAAATCTTCAGCCGACAACACAGAGGCTTGGTCGGGATTCCATGCTGTAAACACCATGTTCATCGTAACAGAAGCATCCGGTATCTCGGACACCATCTATAATGCAATCGAGGGTAACCTGCAAGGTAACTCTCGATTGCTATTGGTATTCAACCCAAACGTTACTACAGGGTATGCAGCCAACTCCATGAAGTCTCCCCGATTCAAGAAGTTTAGATTATCATCTCTCAACGCAGAGAACGTAGTAAGCAAGAAAAACATTATCCCTGGTCAAGTTGACTATGAATGGGTATCCGATAAGGTCTCAGCATGGGCACAGAAGATCAGAAAGTCTGAGTTTGATGAAGGTCGTGGTGATTTTGTGTGGGAAGGTGGATATTACACTCCAAATGACCTTTTTCGTGTTAAGGTTCTCGGTATGTTTCCGAAGGTGTCCGAAGATACCCTCATTCCATACGAATGGTGCGAGATTGCCCATAGAAGATGGAAGGAACTTAAAGATAGTGGCTTTATCACCCATAAGCCAATACGCTTAGGTGTCGATGTCGCAGGTATGGGTCGCGATAGGTCTTGCTATGTTCCACGACAAGGAAATTATGTTTCAGAAATCAAGTGTCATAATTCGGGTGGTCATGCGGACCACATGGCAGTCGCAGGTCAAGTCGCACACTACCTAAGTTTGAGTTCAAAGAATAAAGCATTCATTGATACCATTGGAGAAGGTGCTGGAGTTTATTCAAGACTCATAGAGCAAAAGTATTTAACTGCATTCTCTTGCAAGTTCTCGGAAGGCGTGAGAAACAAGCATGATGTGACAGGCTGCTACTCTTTCGCTAACATGAGGGCTTATCTGTTTTGGTGCATACGTGACTGGCTCAACCCAAAGAATGGATTCTTTGCAGCACTCCCACCTGACGATGAGTTGGATCAAGAATTGTGCGAAGTGCATTGGCTGTTTCAGTCAGATGGTTCAATCATCATGGAACCAAAAGACGAAATCAAGAAGCGTCTGAAACGTTCTCCCGACAAGATGGATGCCCTTGCCAACACCTTCTATCCATACGACTTCGATAGAGACAATGATTTGCAATTGTTAAATAGTATAGTATAAATTTGCAAGATACAGAAAAGTTTTGTAACTTTGCAGCCGAAACGTTACCTTTAACGTTTCATTGCTCTTAGTGCACTCCGACCGTGAGGTTAGAGTGCATTTTTTATTTAATATAAAGTAATTCAGAAAAAGACTATACACTTCAATATAAGCCTTTCTAAGCGGTTCATTTTTTATCTCCATATAACTTATACCATTTTTAAGAAATAGACTTACATACACAAAATTAATAGTTTGACATAAGTATCTGAATAACAATAAGTTAAACTAAGTTAGCAAAAAGTACTTTATGCTCAAAACATTTGGTCATTTGCAAAAAAATGATTACCTTTGCACTATCAAAAATAAAATAACAATTTAAAAGATAGGAGATAAGAGCAATGAAACTAATTGGAATGGAAACGTCAGATTATAACGAAACACGTTATATACAATGTGAGACAATGGAAGAATACAACGATGTTTTGGAACGTGAAAAGAGTAAACACGGAATTAAAAATGGTGCAGATGTTACCACTTACGTTTACGAAACATCAAATTCTTCAAAAGTTGCAGGAAAAGTCATTAATACAAACCTTGAAGTTGAAATCTACTATACTGGCGCAAAATTTCGTGAACTCTATGCAAAACCATCTACAAATCCAGAAATAGATAGAGAAGTAAAAGCTCATGAGGTGTATGGAGGCTGCGGCATAATCACATATAAGGAGAAAGGTATCTCAAAACAATACTATGGTGTTGGGCATAAAACATTCAACACCAAGAAAGAAGCGAAAAAATATATTGATGAGTAATTAAAAGATAAGAGCAATGAACGTTTACACAGAATCAGATAGATATACGGTATTACTTCACGCATTCGACACTTTTGAAGGTGCTTGTGAGTATATAACTCAAATTATAAATGTATGGGAGTGTAAGGTTCTCCCCCTCATAAAAGCATGGAATGACGGTGTGGTTACAGCTAAATGGATGGCTAAGAAAACCGAAAAAGGAATAAAATTTGAATTGTTGGATAGCAATGTTTAATAGGAGGAAACGGATATGACAGTATATGAATTATCGGAACTTCAGAAAGAAGAACTCAAAACCGAAATATTGAAAGATAAGTTTGTTGGGTACAAACTTTCATTCAGAGAGTTAGCATGTGCTAATGATTGCATCAGCGACCGAGAGTTGTTCGAAAAATTCAAGGACCAGACCTTTACGGATAATGACTTCATCGTATCACGCTAAATGGAATCGTATGGAATGCAATTGCACAACAATAGAAGAGCTTAAATCCGTAACCACGCAGATTAGTGGTGATGAATGGAAAGATTTCTTCTCACTCATCAAAAAAGGCTCATATAGCCTTTATGGTTTCCACCAGTTTCTTGATGAGAGACCAGACCTATGCTTATTAATTCAAGGTATAGGAGATTACCAAACTGCCATTAAAGCTACGTTAGACGAAATCGGATTGAATGATGGTGATATAAATGGACCAGGAGGAAATCATCTTAAATTGATTGTGGCGGATCAGATAGGATTCATAGTATATGAAACTAAAGTTATGAACTTTTAAAAATAAGATAGAGCAATGGAAGAGAACGTTATCATAGCAATGGATGCCGAAAAGTCTAAAAAGATAAAAGGCATTCCTTCAAGTTGGGACTGGGAAGATATTCATTTCTACCTCATTACTGAATTGGGATTCAATTTTGATGTTGTGTTCAATTATTCAAAAGACATAGAGGAGGTATCTTATGAAGGATAATGCAAGAACTATCAAGTACGATTCTATCACATCATACGTAAAGGAATATGGGGTAGAATATCTTAGTAACGAGAACCTTATTGCTTCAATTATCGGTATAGACCCTATGCTACAGGGTAATGAACCAATAAGAAAAATCTTTGATGGTAGTCATTCCCTCAGAAAGACAAGCAAGAGGACATTGCAGGAGCTTACATCTATCAAAGGAATAGGTGAAAAGAAGGCTACCGCTATACTCGCTGCATTCGAACTTGGCAGAAGATTCATGAAAGAGAAGTCGCAAGAACTTACAGATTTGGGTAGTTCTCTCGACATCTACAACTATATTTTACCATACGTCAAGTATTTAGAAATAGAAGAATCTTATCTGTTCTGTATGGATAGCAACTTCAAGTTAATCAAAATGGTTCGATTGTCACAAGGTGGAATATCAGAAACCACTATAGACGTAAGAATTGTGTGTAAAGAAGCTATCTCCTGCAATGCCGTAATAATAGCATTGGTTCACAATCATCCAAGCCCTAACTGCTTTCCATCAAAGTCTGACGATGAGATAACATATAAGATACAGAAGGCTTGTGAAATTATGAGATTGTATTTTATGGACCACGTTATCATCAGTAGCAAGTCCGATCAGTATTACTCTTACCACGACAAAGGGAGACTATAGGCTACAAGCCGATAAAATACCTCAAACCCATAATTACATACCAAAAGAATCTAACTTGAACACAGAAGATATTTTGCACGTTTAAGTGCATTTTTATTGCATCTTATCTTTCAAGGGAGGGCTGTGAAGTTCTCCCTTGATTATTGAAATGAAAATAATTTCTCACTTTTTTGCAAAAACTATTTGTTGATTAAATAATATTTCGTATATTTGCACCCATAAAAGCGTGTGAAGATGCACGTGACAGAACTTTTCGTAACATTGCTCTTACACCGAGTTCTACGTTTGGTCTGCCTGCATTTCGCTCGCAGACCATTTTTTGTTAAATATAACTCAACAAGCAATGAACAAGTATTACAGAAAAGTTCTTGAAGCACTGAAAACCAATCGAGACATTAAGGCATTGGGGTTCAGTCGTAAGGAGTTAAAGGGTGTTGCCGCCAATGTTGCCAACAAACTTCAACTCAAAGATGATGCTACTGACGAAGAAGTTAGTGAAGGTATTAGTGACGCAATTGATGATGTCTTGCCGTTACTCCAGTTAACTCAGTCCGCAGCTGACCGCCAAGTCTCAGAGTACAAAAACGCTCATCCTGCACCCGATGATGACGATGATCCAGATGACGATCCAGATGATGATGACGATCCAGCACGTAGAAGTCCGTCACGGAAGGGCAAGAAGGGCAAGAAGGATAGCGATGATGATGACTCCGCTACCCTCAACGCAATCAAGGAACTTACGAAGGCTGTTGCTACACTCCAAGGTGATGTAACTGCATTGAAGTCTGGCAATACCACAAACAGCCGTACCGCAAAGGTAAGGGAACTGCTGAAGGACACAGGTAAGTTCGGAGAGCGTCGACTTAAATCTTTCTCTCACATGAAGTTTGAGAATGAAGAGGAGTTTGAGGACTACCTCGATGAGTTGAAGGAAGATATTGAGGAAGAGAACAAGGAAAGACTTGAAAAGGGTCTTGAAAAGCTTGGACGAATCCCTGCTCCCGATACCAAACCTCAGCCAAAGGAGGAAGATAAGTTAATGTCTGATGATGAAGTCAAGAGGCTGGCTAAGATGTAATCATCTATTGTTTCACTAATAAATTATTAGATTATGGTAGCAGAAGACTACAAGCCAAAAACCAAAGGCTACGACATGGGTAAGGACGCTGTGGTTATCCGTCAGTATCTCGGTGGTATCACAGGCGGTAGAGCACTCGACTACGCCAACTTCAAGGATGAGGTTATTCAGGCAGGTCACATCATTGTCCGCAAGAAGGTTGATGATGTTTATGAGTATTCTCCACTTGAAACAGAAGATGGCAAGTACAAAGACAAGGCTAGCGAAGCAGAATTTGCTGGTGTTGTCGTTCGCTCACGCATGAAGGGTGAAGCGGTTGCCATTATGGATAATGGTCGCGTGAATGATGTGGCAATGCCTTATCAGTTCAAGGACGAAACTCAGAGAACCGCCATCAAGACCGCTCTCCCAAGTCTTATTTTTGAGCATGACTAAGTTGTGCTCTAGTTTTTAACTTAAAAGATTGTTTATATGAACGAATCACTTTTTATTCAGTTTATCCGAGCTATCTTCCCTAAACTTAGCTTGTATGTTAAGGAGAAGGAGAATCCGAAGGAGCGTACCTATCTTTACAAGGAGATGCTTACCGATGTGTATTCTCCAGATCAGAAGTGGGAAGGTTCATCAGCTAAGACCACATATGTAGCTGCCGACATCGTTGAGATGGATTCAGACATTCCTTTGAAGAAGCGTGGTCAAATCGCAACCTCTAATGGTAAGTTGCCAAAGATTGCGATGAAGAAGATTCTTTTCGAGTCTGATATCAACAACATCAACATCATGAAGGCTCAGTATGAGAACATTGTAGCGAGAGCCAATTCATTCCAGGCGCAAGGCTTGGTTGAGCAGGCTACATCAACACGACAGGCTGCTAAAACTGCAAAGGCTCGTATCATCAACAAGCTCATGAATGATGGTGTCGCTTGCTCTGTCGGTCTCGAAGAGCGTAACGAAATGAACTTCTTGGCAGGTCTCTCTAATGGTATTATTGCCGTTGAAGATGCAGACAATTCGGGTAAGGCTATCCGTGTTGACTATGGATATTTTAAGGCAAACTGCTTCAAAACAGCAACCAATGGTGTTACTACCCGTGATGATTTCGAGAAAATCTTCGATAAGGCAAATGCCGATAACAATACCATCATACAGGTTATGCTCGCTAAGACGCAGATTAAGAAAATCCGCAAGGAGCAATGGGCAAAAGAGCTTGTTGCCGACTACGAGGGTAAGACTTATACCGAAAATACCAAGCTCAAGACACCATCGGAGTCAGCTTTCTCGGAAGCATTCGAGGATGAGTTCGGTGCAGCCATCAAGGTTATCAACCGAACCGTGATTATCGAGAAGAACGGAAAGCCAAAATCAGTTAAGCCATGGAATGAGAATAACATTATCTTCATCTGTAACACCAACGTAGGCTCTTTCGTTTGGGGTACCCTTGCAGAGGACACCAACCGAGTAGCAGGTGTTCAGTACTCTAACGTTGACAGCTACAAGCTTATCTCTAAGTACTCCAAGAATGAGCCATCTTTACAGGAGGTTACCGCAGGACAGGCTATCTGCTTACCAGTAATCGAGGACGTAGATCAGATTTATATGCTCACTACCAAGTCTGAGGAGGTTGATACGAATGCCGAGTCTACCGATGATACCGACCAGTATACAACTTACAAGGGTAAGAAGTATAAGAAGGATGACCTCATCGCTGCTTTGAAGGCTGCTGGTGTCAATGTGAAGACTAACTCAACCGATGAGACTCTGATTAAGGCTCTCAACTCACTCAGCGATGAGGAGGAAGCCGAAGTTCTCTCTAAACTCACTTCAGTGGTTTAATTTGAATTGATATGAAGACAATAAAGCAAGCATTGATTGATGAAATCCACTACCCTATCCCTTTAGGATTCGTGGAGAATAAGATGATAGAACGTCAGCTTAATGGTGATGATGAATATACATTTGAGGTCGCTCAGTCCAAGGAATGGAAAGGTGCGCTTGCTGATTGTCTGTACTCTCTCATACAAGCTGTAAGCTTATCCGAGTCAGACAAGAGCATAGGAACACTATCTGACAAGGATAAGGAAAGGCTGCTAGTACGAATAAATGCTTTATACAAAACCATCGGTGAATCCCCTGCACTGGGTCAACCGATGGTTTATATAGGAGGTTAAGATATGGCTGTATTGGATTTCGCTGCTCATACCCTAGATTACCTACACGTAACTGATGGGTATGAAGACGATAACGGAGACTATGTTGAAGGCTCAGAAGAATGGGTGGAGAACTATTGTAAGTGTGATATTGTACCTGCTGGCAAGGCAAACGTTATCACTATCCCCGATGGTTCTGCAAAGAACTATTCCTACACCATCTACAACCTTCCTAGAGCATGCCGCGATTTCGAGTATGGAGACAAAATCCGTGTAAAGCTCTTCGGAAACGAAGTGAAGGAATTTGTTGTACTCGGCTTCCATCGTTATCAACTGCAATGTAAAATATGGGTATAAAACTCTCAACCTCTCAGTCTGCGCTCGATAACTTTTTTCAGTCCGCTATGGCGATAATAAAGCAAGAAATCCTCACTGCTTATGCCAAGCTAGGAGAAGAATGTAATGCAAGGATAAGAGACCGCTCGGCAGAGGAAAGTTGGATAGACCATACAGGAAACCTACGAAGCTCCATCGGTTATGCCATCTTTGACTACGGAAGGAAACAAGTAGAATCAGCCTTCGCTTCCATAGGCAATGGTTCTAATGGTTCACAAGAAGGAAGACAAATGATAGCTGACCTAGCCAAGGAATACTCACAGGTTTACGCATTGGTAGTAGTCGCGGCTATGAACTATGCAGACTTTGTAGAAGCTAAAGAAAATAAAGATGTGCTTGCATCCACTGAGTTATGGGCTCGTTCCGTCGTTGATGGTAAACTAAAGCTCGCTGTGGATAAAGCTGTAAGTAGAATCAATCAGATAAAGCTATGAAATCGGATATTGATATTAAGGATGATGTGTACAACATTATCTCTTCTTCGAAATTAAAGACTGCTGTAACAGGTAGTCTTTGCAAGCGAGGAAGACCATTCTATGGCACTGGTAGGACTGGTAAGGAAGATATTTGTATCTCCATTCTTGCAAACAGAACTTCTCAGATACAAGAAGCTTTTGTGAATGTAAACATCTATGTTCAAGATCAAGCTATCACAAAGAAAGGCAATACCCGAAAGGAAGAGAACACGGCAAGGCTCCGTGAGTTATGTCAACTCTCTTTTTCTACCTTCGAAGCAGTTCATGGATCAGATTTCCGCTTGTCTATGAGTGAACAGAGGGTAATAGCTTGCGAGGGCACAAGTGAGCACATCATTAATAACAAATTATTGTATCAAACTATAAACGATTAAGATTATGTCAGTAACAACATGGGGAAAACCATCCATCTATGTTCGTGACCTTAGTGATGCTACAAACAACTGGAAGAAGCTCGACACTCCAAAGGAGAACACTACCCAGCTGAACCCTACCAAGGGTGATACAACAGAAGCTAAGGAGGAAGGTGGCGGCATTGTCGATTCAAAGACAACTAAGTCCACCTACGAACTCGTTTATCAAGAGTTCATCAAGAAGGGCTTACCTCAGCCATTCCCTACCATTGATGGACTTATCGAAGGAAACTACGCTATCGCTGTTCAGCCGGAAGATGCAGAGAACCCTGGCTTCTATATCGGCAAGTCAACAGTAAGCGTGGAGGAGTCATATTCTTCAGCGGATGGTGCTTTGATGCAGTACACCCACAAGGCTCTTGTGCCAGAGGGTGACGAAGTAGCAAAGACCACCAACAAAAAGGGCGAGACCGTATATTGTCAGTTCCGTTGGCGAATCATCAAAGCCACGAAGGCTACTGGTAAGACTGATGAATATGTTCTTACATTCAAGCATCCTGCAGGTGCTACAGACACAACAACGGAGATAACTGTTCCAACAAACGGACAAACCGGCGATGGCGTTTAAGGCAATATGTTGATTTCCTTTCACCCTTCTGCCGATTGAGGGTTATCAGTCGGCAACCTACCCAAGTAGCTCAGTTGGTTAGAGCGAGACCAAAGTCCGTCACATGAAATCCAGTTGGTCTTTAAAATGCTGGTTGAAAGACGTAGGTTCGAGTCCTGCCTTGGGTGCTAACAAATTTTATTGGCTTATGAAGAATGACATCGAAATTGGCGCTATTATAGCCATGGTGTTAACAGATACACCTCTAGGCATACAGGTAGGTAGAAGACATTTGTTTATCTACCCTCAGACTTTAGGCAAGATGTATTTGACTGCTCCATTGATTAAGCAGCTAGGTATCAAAGATGATAACTTAAAGCTGAATCCGCTCATTGAAGCACTCCGTGTAGTAGAGGAGAATCGAAGTCTTTGCTGTAAGATAATAGCCTACCACACTCTTCAGAAGAAATCCGATATGCTCAGTTCACGCATATTGAAGGCAAGGGAAAACATCATCTTCAAGTTCTGTGATAACGATGATATAGCAACCCTTCTCATCACCATACTCTCAGACAACAAGCTTCACGACATCATCACGGAATATGGAATAGACAAGGAAGCGGAGCGTATGGAGAAGATAAACCAAGCCAAAGACTCCAGTAATCAGTATATCTTTGGTGGCAGAACCATTTGGGGCTCTCTCATTGACGCAGCTTGCGAGAGATACAAGTGGACCCTTGACTATGTTCTGTGGGAAATCTCATACAACAACCTCACGCTTATGATGAAGGATAAGATAACTTCCATTTATCTATCCGATGAGGAAAGAAAGAAGGCTCACATTCCATCAGCAACAGAAAAGGTCTTCAGCGGAGATAACAAAGAGGACCTCATGGAGCTGATCAGACAGAGCGAAGAGAATCCAATTTAACCTCCAACACTAACAAGAATAAAGTAAAGAATAAAGGTTTGGGTGAGGAGGTGCACCTTTACGTAATTGACAGAATAAAAAAATGGCAAGTATCAAGTTTGACATAACAGGCGATAATTCATCCGTACTGAAAGCCTTTCGAGGGGTACAGGATGGAGTATCACAGACAGCAAGAGCAGTCGAGCAGCAGGGCCAGAGCATTGAGAATGTTTTCAATCGCATCAAGTCCGTTGCATCGATGGCTTTCGCTGGCTTTACGGCAAAGGAAATCATCAGCACACTGGGTACTGTCCGAGGAGAGTTTCAGCAGTTTGAGATTGCCTTTGAAACCATGCTCGGTAGCGGGCAGAAGGCAAAGGGAATGATTTCGGACCTCGCCAACCTTGCTGCTTCTACACCTTTTGACATGAAGGGTGTGGTAAATGGCGCAAAGCAGCTCCTTGCATACGGATTTGCAGCCAATGAGATTACCGATACCATGAGAAGGCTCGGTGACGTATCAGCAGGATTGGGATTGAACTTGCAGGACCTCACATGGCTCTATGGTACCACGATGGTGCAAGGTCGATTGTTCACAAGAGACTTGATGCAATTTACAGGTCGCGGTATTCCTTTGACGGAGGAGCTTGCCAAGCAGTTCGGAGTTACCAAGGATAAGGTTTCGGAATTGGTGACTGCAGGTAAGGTAGGTTTCCCCGAAGTCAAGAAGGCTATCGAAAGCCTTACCAATGAAGGCGGCAAGTTCGGTGGATTGATGGAGAAGCAATCTCACTCTATTACGGGTCAGATAAGCAATATTCAAGATTCCATCGAAATGGCTATCAATGACCTCGGCACTCAGACGGAAGGATTGATGAATGATGCTTTGGATATCACATCTAAGGTTATCGACCATTGGAAGGAGATAGGTGAGGTTATCCTTGCTGCCGCATCTGCCATCGGTCTTTATAAGGCAATGGCAGTTAGCATAGCAGCCTTTGACACAGCAACAACAAATGCAGGATATGCAGCCGAGTTGTCAGCCCTTGAATCTTTACTCCCTATGAAGGAAGAAGCAAAGAAGACAGACCTTGAAGAAGCTGTAGCCAAAGGTCAATTATCAGCAGCACAGGCAGAGCTGGTAGCATCTAAGCGTGAAGAGGTCGCGGCTTACGTTGCCGAACTACAGGCGCAGGCAAAAGCAAAGGCAGACGCAGCCACCGCAGCCGCAGAGGAAGTGAAGGCATTGGAGAACAAACTTGCTATGCAGGATAATGAGGTTCAATCACTCCAAGATGCTTACGATGCCCTGGAATCCTATACAGATGGGCAGAAGGTAGAGACAGCAGAAATCAAACTCAATACTGCCGTTAACGAAAGAAACACCATCGCAAAGCAACTCCAAACGGCTAGAGAAACTGCTGCAACCGCAGCCACAGAAGCAAATACAGCAGCCAATACGGCTAACACCGCATCCCAAGGCTTGAATACCGCAGCTACCGCTAGAGACACCGCAGCCAAAGGAATATGGGCACAGGTCACCCTTCTCTGCAAAAGGGCACAGGACGCATGGAATGCTTCTATGTTCTCAAGTCCTCTTTTTTGGATAGCTGCCACCATCGCAGCAGTAACCTATGCCGTATATAAGCTTGCCACAGCTGAGACGGCACATGAAACGGCAGTAAGGAAATCCAATGAAGCATGGGATGAGTTTGATAACAAGGTCAAGGAACGTCAGCAGAATATCGAAAGCCTTATCAGAACTATTCAGTCTGAGACAGCTACAGAATACGAGAAGGCAGAAGCTTACCAAAAACTCTCCAACCTCGCACCTCAGTTAACGGAGCAATACTCACAAGCTCAACTTGCATCTGCCGATTTTGCTAAGACGCAGAAGGAAGTTGCCGAGAGCATGGATGAGTTGAAGTACGACAAGGCAGTTGAGGAAGTTGAGAAGTATCGAAAGAAGGTTGAGGAGCTTCAAATGCAACTCAGAGCAGACGCAGCCAATGGCGGTCAAGGTAGCATCGCTATCTCATCACAGATAAGCCAAGTCCAAGCAGACCTTGATCAAGCAGAAGAAAAGCTTTCCAATATCATCCAACTTCGAGACCAAGCAGCCGAGAACGCAAAGCCTATCGAAGTTCGCTTGCAAGAGGCACAGGAGAACGAAAGTGTACGTCAAGAAATCTTTGACTTCTATGACGAAGCAATCAATTTGGCTAACGATTGGCAAGCTGCCAACGAAACCATCAACTACGCCACAGGTGAGAGTAGATTGGATGCGTTCATCAATAAGGCTCAGAAAGAGATAGCAAGTCTTCGAGAAGACATCAAGAAGAATCCTGCTGATCTGAATCTCCGCATGCAGGAGTCTGAGAAAACAAAGGTTCTGAACAACCTCTTTGCGATGAAGCGTAATTGGGCGGTCACTGGTGCGACGACAATACCTTTGGTTTTTAGGGCTCAATGGAACACCGCCAAACAATCCCTCAACCAAGCCAAAAAAAGAGCACAAGCGTTGGCTAACACTGGTTCTACGGAAACCTATCAGCAAGCCTACAACAAGGCACAGCGTGAATACAACGCAGCCAGGAAGAGGGTTCGTGCTATGGAGAGAAATAAGAACAAATACACCCCCGCTCAGTACGAAACCGCCGCCCAAAACTTGAAAGTAGCCAGGGATGCCTACTCTAAGCTAGGTGGTGACGTAAGCGGGAAGGTAGCGAAGGCAGCAGCAACGACACGTAGGACTCGCATCAAGGAAGAGAACAAAGCTATCAAAGCCCAGGAGGAGTTGAACAACCGGTTGAAGGCTTTGCAGCAGAAAAATACAGATGAAACTATCTCCCTCATGCAGGAAGGCACGGAGAAGAAGATTGCTGAAATCAAGAACGACTATGCCAAGCGCAAAGCCGAGATTGATAAGCAGAAAGCAGAGTTCAAGAAGAAAAACAAGGAAGCTGGCAAGAAAGAAGCTCTTACCTCTGCTCAGTCCAATGCCCTCAATAAGGCTAGAGACCTCGCTACCCAAGAGTACAACAAGAAGCTTGATGAGGTCAACAGGGAAGCCCTCACCTCTATGCGTGACTACTTGAAGGAGTATGGTTCACTCTATCAGCAGAAGCAAGCCATTGCCGAGGAGTACGAAGAGAAGATTGCCAAGGCTCAGACGGAAGGCGAGAAGCTCTCCCTTCAGCAGCAGAGAAAGAAGGACCTCCAAACCATCGAGATAAATGCCATCAGACAGAACATCGATTGGGGAAGCGTCTTCGGAGACTTCGGTGCTATGTTCAAGGACCAACTGGAGCCTACCATTGAGAAGCTGCAAGAGCTCTCCAAGAGCACAACAGATGTTAATGAGCAGAAGACTATACAGGAACTTATCTCCAAGCTACAAGGTTCTGCCACCATCTGGGATAGCGACATCTTCAAGAAAGTCTCAGACGATATCAACTCCTATCAGTCAGCCATGCAGGGCTATATTGATGCACAAGAGCGAGAGATTGAAGCCACGAAAGCTGTCACCAAGGCGCAGGAAGACCTCGCTAAGGCTAAGAAGAGTGGTGACAAGACAAGTATCAGCAAGGCTGAAGCCAACCTCTCTAGAGCGCAGGGCGTACTTGCTACCGCATCTAACAACGTTTTGGAGTTCGGTTCATCAGTTCAGAAGGCATCATCAGACTTGCAGACATCTGCACAGAAGGCAGTTTCTCAGTTTCAGCAACTTGAAAATGGCTTGCAGGGTCTTACATCGGGGTCGCTCAAAGGCATAGGAAACTCTATCCTAGGGCTTGACAAGCTTTTCGGTGGCTCTATGCAGAAGGACGTTGCCAACACTCTAGCAAAGGGCATCCAAGGGTTGCTCGGTAAAGATAGTGACGCAGCCAAATCTCTGACGAAAGCTTTAGGGGATAGCGGTATGGCAGGTGAAATAATCTCAGCAATACTCGGTATCCTCGATATTCTGAAAGACGGCTTCGGAACACTCATCAGCAACCTCATGGACACGGTCTTTGGCGCAGTAACGGGCATCCTCGATGATGCTTTATCGGGTGACATCGTTATGAAACCATTGAAGAGTATCGGGAACAACGTTTCTCATATCCTCAACACGCTTTCATTCGGTGGCTTTAATAGTCTGTTCGGTGGAGACGGAAATGCAAAGAAAGTCAATGATACCATCGAAAGGCTGACGGATAGAAATACCCTCTTGCAGCAATCCATCGAGGATTTGACTGACGCAATGGAAAACTCCTATGGTTCCAAGGCAACCTCATACTACGAGCAAGCCTATAAGAATCAGCAGGAGACTAATCAGAACTACCTAGACATCGCAAAAGCGCAGGCAAGCTATCACGGTTCGCACGGCTCATGGAATCGCTATTGGGGTGGCTTCGGTAGTGATGAGATGGATTGGATCAAGAAGAACGTCAAATCAGACTTCAATGGCGACCTATTCTCCCTTAGTCCAGAGGAAATGAAGCTCCTCCGTGGCAACGTTGCTATCTGGGAGCACATTGAGAACACTGGAAAGGGTAACTATGGTGGGCGTCTGACAGAGAAGCTGAATGACTACATAGACCAAGCGGGCAAGCTGGATGAGTTATCAGACAAGCTGAAGGAAAGCCTTACGCAGATTTCCTTTGACAGCATGAAGGATAGCTTCGTTTCAGACCTTATGGATATGAGCAAGTCAGCGCAGGATTTTGCAGACGATTTCTCCGAAATGATGCAGAAGGCTCTTCTCTCCTACTCTATGGAAGACCTCATCAACGGCGACTTGAAGAAGCTCTATGATGATTGGGCAAAGGCTATCGAGGACAACGATGGCAAGCTTACCGAAACAGACATAGAAGCATTCAACAAGCGTTACGATGATATAGTCCAGGAAGGCTTGAAGAGACGTGACGAGTGGGCAAAGGTGACAGGCTATACAGGTTCCTCATCCTCATCACAGACCGCAACAAGCGGAGGATGGGCATCTATGGGGCAAGATACCGCAGACGAACTGAATGGGCGCTTCACCGCTCTACAGATAGCAGGAGAGTCCATCGCTCAGAACATGACTACCACCATATCACAGATGGAGAGCATCGTTACACTCGGAATCTCAACTAATGGCGCAGTATTGGAGATTAGAAACATGATGATTATGACAAACAGCTACCTCGAAGACATCGTGAAGTATTCAAAGCTTACCTATAATGACTTCGGAGCCAAGCTGGATGACATGAACAGAAGATTAAAGGATATTTGACCTCTATAGGTTTTTCGCTTGTCAGCCCTTACAACTACACTCAACAATAGCAAAAGCGGCTCTCAGCGAAGCCTACGAGGTTATTTAATGATTAAATAGTTATGCTTAATGGTCAACTTTATATCAATGGCAAGGATGCCTATCTTACGTGGGGCATATTCTTAGACGAAACTGCCCTCAGTGCGCTCATGACCCCTGCACCAAACAAGGAGTTCATCAGCAACAAGTATCGCTCAAAGGACGGAAAGTCGGTTATCAAGCACAATCCTAGATTGGATGAGAGGGAGATAACGCTGCCGTTCAATATGACCGCCAAGGACTCAGATACGTTCATGATGAACTATGCTAGGTTCTGCGAGGAGGTTCTTGCCAAGGGAGAGTTGGTTATCCACACCCGATTCCAGCCTAATGTGTGGTATCGGTGTATCTATCTCTCCTGCACTCAATTCAGTCAGTTCATTCGGGAAATGGCAAAGTTCAGTCTAAAGCTCAACGAGCCAGACCCTAGTGACAGAGGTGAAACAAGTAAATACGCAAGCTCATGATTCAGATTAAGAGAAATAACAAGGTATTCTTCACGCTAGAGGACTTCGGTGAGGGTTCTAAGCTGTCATATCAGCTCATGGACCACCACTACATCATCTTGAAGTTCACTACGGCAACGCCAGTCTATTTCGAGATTGGTGATTCCGTGGAGATTCCCGACTTCGGTTACTTCGAACTTACATCATCATACTTCCCTAAGCACAATGATAGTGATGGCTACGACTACGAAATGCAGATGGATGCCTACTATATGTCTTGGAAGAATAAGATTTGCAAGTATCGCCCTCAGCATGGAGCCAACGAGACCTCCTTTAACCTCACCACTACGGTAGGGGTACACATGAACGTTATCCTCGGCAACCTAAAGGCACTAGGGCTTACGTACAATGGCAAGGAGTTCTCTGTGGACTACACTACGTACAACAACAAGGCTTTCGATGTTCAGAAGAGATTCTTGATCGAGTACGGCTCTATCAGTATTCTCGATGCTCTCAACGCCATCTGTTCCGAAGACGCACTCAACTGCGAGTGGTGGATAGATGGCTCTATTATATACCTTGGATATTGCGAAATGGAAGGGCAGACAACATTCGAACAAGATGTTAATGTTCTGTCTATGTCCTATTCGGAATCTAAGTCAACTTATATCACAAGACTGTACGCATTCGGCTCAGACAGAAATATTCCGAAGGGATATTTCACTGGTGCCGATGCGGACGTCACCACCGATGGTGTAGCTACCGATTACCTCATGCTTCCAAACAAGGAAGTGGATAGTGATGGTTTCTACGCCAAGGATGGTTACCTGGAGAATGTGAATGTCGTGAAGAACGACAAGCAGGCTATCGAAGGTGTCGTGATGTTCGAGGACGAATACCCGAAGGTTGAATGCAGGGTGAGCAGAATCAAGACCTACGATAGCACTGTTGATAACGATGATGGAACTAAGACTACACAGACGTTTTGGCAGGTTGGTTCAACGGACTCCTTCGCTGAAAGCTTTGAAGCTAGTTGGATAAAGAGCAACCTCACTCTAGGTATCAAGTTCACTAGCGGTGCCCTCATGGGTATGGAGTTCGATGTTAGTTTCAAGATTATAGACAAAGAGAACTTTTTCGAGATAGTGGCTAACGACACCTACGGAAGAACACTCCCCGATAGTGTCATGTGCCCGAAGGTAGGTGATAAGTTCTTCCTCTACAACTGGGACGCAACCAAAATTGCAGATACGGACCTCATCCCTACTGCTCAGTTATCTCTGTTCGATAGAGCGAAGCAGTACTATCAGAAGACCATGATCAGCAACTCAAACTTCACCTGCACGATGGATGGTGACAAGTTCTACAATGATGGAACATACGATTATCATCCTCTCGGTGAACAGGTAAAGCTGATTAATGATATGTTTGCGCATGTGGACGCGGATGGCAAGCACTACCGAAACTCTCGTATCATCGGAATGGAGATACCTTTGGATATTCCTTACGACCACCCTCAGTACACAGTAGGCGAAAAGGCTGCAACAAGCCGGTTGGGTAAGTTGGAAGACAAGGTTGACTCCATTAAGGTGAATGGAATGCAGATAGGCGGCACAGGAAGCGGTAATGGTGGAGGTGTCTATGTCATTGGCATGAACGATACCACTCCTGCATCCGATAGTAACGTTTATTCTGCTAGACGCTCTAGAATGGAGTTTGTATCTAGGCTGCTGGATAACACCGCACACGGAACCATCACATTTCAGAAGGTGCAGAAGTTCGTGCAAGGCTTGACAGCAGAAGACTTATCCCAGTTCAAGA